CACTGAGCATGATGTTGCTGCGCTCGATCAAAGTCTGGGGCTGGAAGTGGTAGCAGAAAATCTGGCTGCGAATGCGCTGGCCGGCAGCGACCCAGGCTCCAATCTGCTGCTGCTTGAACTGCAGCCGGTTGCCGCCGAACTGCGCCTTCAACTGCTGGGCCCCCAGCGTCTCGTCGGGGTTCGTCATGCCGCGCATGATGTCGCCGATGCCCAGCACCTCGTACAGGTTGCCCTTGATCACGTCGCGCTGCATCGTCAGCCGCTCGATGGTGGCCGCGACCACGTCCAGGGGCACGAAGTCCATCTGGCCCTTCAAGCCCCCCTTCTCGGCGAAGGCTGCCCAGTTGTCCACCGGGATCATCTGGTTCTCCAGGCCCTCGATGAAGATTCGGCCTACAGGGGTGCTGGCCTTGTCGTATACGCCCACCACCTTGCACGCGCGAATCAGGTACTTAAGCCGCGTCGTCAGTTCATCGATCTGCTGGTACTGGTCCTGCGCCATGAGGTAGTCCGCACGCGGCATCAGCTTGCTCGTCGTCGCGTTCGCCATCAGCGGCTGCGGGCACGGGAAGAAGCCGCGCAGCTTCAGCGGGTCCTCCTTGTGATCGCAGATGATGTTGTAGCCCAGGACGTGCCAGTAGGCGCACTTCGTGGTCTTGTCCCAGATTTCGAACACGCCCGCCTTCTCCCACGGGTCGTTCTGGGGGCTGATGTTGTCGCCCTTCGTCTTCTGCTTGCTGATCGGGATGTCCTGGCCAATCTTCTGGCCGAAGCGGGCGATAAGCTCCTGCCGGTTCATGAAGACCCGGCGTGCAACCCAGCGGCAGTCCTGCCAGACCCGGCACGGGCTCCACCAGAAGTCCTCCCAGTAGACGTAGTCCGCAGGGGCGTCCTCATGGGTGATGGCCTCGTACTCGATGGCCTCGGCCAGCACGGTGCCCGACTGGGGATCGAGGACGGGGTCGGTCTTGTTCTTGGCCGTCTCCACCTCGTAGCGATACCAGACCTGACCCAGGCCGACGATCAGGTAGTCGCTGACCGACTGCCTTGTAATCTCGGGATACGTGGACTCGTCGTCCTCCTCCACGTCGTTGTTCAGCATGCGCTGCAGGATGTTGCCCGAGGCCCGCGCGATGTCGTCCTTGCTGTCCTTGTACGAGGTGCTGACATCCACGCGCGGGGGCTTGGCGTACAGGCTCGCCTTCAGCACCTCGATGTTCGACCAGAACAGGTTGAACTTGCTGTCGGCGTTGTCGCTGACGGCGTTGTCCCGCTCGTCCTGATACCGCTGCACCAGCTTGCGGGCCACGGTGTGGAACTTCGTCAGTTCCTTCTTCGCAGCCTGGAGTTCCTTCTCCCACACCTCGGCCAGCCGGCGCGGGTCCTTGCCGGCCTCCTTGGCCTGCGTGTCGGGCAACTGCTTGGTCGGGTCCTTGGGTGTGTCCTGGGGCTGGGGCGGGGCGTTTTCGTCACCAGTAGTTGTTCCGTACGGCATCAGAGTCTCCCATTGGAGTGGAGGTAGGGGTTCACGGCGGCATGCAACTGCTCCAGCGTGAAGCTGCGATGCATGGGCGGCACGATGATCTTCTTCGGCGCGGGCGCATGCTCCAGCGCCACCAGCCGGGCCGCGCCCTCCATGAAGGCGTCGGCGCAGTGGCTCGCCCAGTTGTGCTCGGGCTCGCTGGAGAACGTCTTCGTCTCGTCGTCGAACTTGAACGCGTAGGCCCGCATGGCCGTGAGGAAAGGCTCGCAGACGGGATCGCTTGAGATGCGCACGCGGCGCAGCATCAGCCGGCCCGCGTTGATGCTGTCGGCCTTCTTGCGCTGCTCGTTTACACGCACCTCACAGCCGGGCCAGGGCGGGTCCGAGAGGAACGTCTCGACGGCGCTGCGCTTGCTCTGGAAGGTCTTGGCCCTGGCGTCGTGCGGCAGCACCAGCACGTCGGCCCTGGGCTGCTTGCGCAGGCGCTCGATCCACTCCTCGGCATCCATGCCGCTGCCGTCGTCGTAATGGAACACCTCGAACCCGCCGTGCATCCTGCGCCACCAGACCCAGGCTGCCTTGTCGCGGTAGCCGATGTCGCTGGTCACCCACACCTCGTTGTCGAAGCTCGCATCAAGCTCGCACACGCGGCCCTGCTTCTCGGCCTGCTCGATGTACCTGCCGAAGATCGCGCCCACCGCAGCGGCGCTGAAGTCGCAGTCGTACTCCTGCCGGTAAAGCTCGTCGGGCATCTCGCGGCGCTCGTCGGCCAGCACCTCGGGGGCGATGTGTTTGGTCTGCTCGACGCCCAGGTGCGAGTGGAACCAGCTTGCCGTCGCCTTGGCGAGCTTGATCAGGTCGTGGAAGTGATTGTAGCCCCGGGGTGTCGAGATGAAGCCCGCCCAGCCCCCGTTGCCGGCCAGGATCGGGCGGAAGATCGACCACGCACGCGGGTCGGACAAGGCAGCCTCGGACATCACGATGCCGAACGGGTTCGCGCCCACCAAGCTGTCGTAGTAGTCCGAGCCTACAAGCTGCCAGATCGCGCCGTTCTTCAGCGTGATCTTCATCTCCGTCTTGTTCGTGTCCTCGCGTATGCAGGCCGGCATCGCCGTGTCGATGATCTTCTTGCCCGTGTTGTCGAAGCCGTCCCACAGGACCTTGCGGGCCTGCTTGTGGTTGGGCAGCATGTGGAAGTACATGCCGGGCCGCTCGAACATCATCTTCACCGTCTGGTGGACCATCGTCAGGTCCTTGCCGTAGCGCCTGGGCCAGCAGGCCGCAGCGCGCAGGCCACCACGGTCGAAGTAGCGCATCAGGGCAGCCTGGGGCTCCCTAGGCTCGAACTGGTTAGGCAGCAGCAGCCGCACGGCATCACCACCACTCGCGCCAGGACAGCCAGCGCCCTGCGCCCGCGCAGGCCGACAGCCAGCCGATCAGGCACGCACCACCGATGACGGCCACGATGGTGAGCAGGGCAACGACGAGCGGGCTCATGGCGCTGCCTCGCGTGCGCGTGATCGGGGGCGCATGCGCACGCGCACGCTCCCACGCGTGCGCGTGCGCCCGTGGGCGTCGCGCAGGTGATCGCGCGGGCGCACGCCCACGCACGCGAGGGCCGTCGTCCGGTCGCAGCGGGCCTCTACCGCACAGTGCCGGCACACCAGCCACGGGCTGTCGTCGTCGGCGCACTGCATCGGGCTCACGGCGCGGGCTCCTTGCCTCGCTGCTGCTGCTCGACCAGCGTGTGCAGCATGTCGTCCCACTGCCGGCGCTCGACCAGCGTGTCCGCAAGCTGCGCCTCGATGCGCCCGAGGATGCGTGCCAGCACGTCGCGCGCGTTGCCACCTCGCACGCACGCGAGCGCCTCGCGCATGGCCTCCACCTCGGCCTCCAGTTCGTGCTGCTCCAGCAGCAGTTGCTTGCTCATGCTCATCAGCCACTCCCGCCTCTCGGCCCTGCTCACGATGCGTTGCCCGTTCGCGGTCACGGTGCGCTCGCATCGAGCAGTGGATCGCCCAGGTGCCCCTCGCCCGCGCGTGCAATCGCTGCGAGCCTGCGGCCCACGTCGTGGCCCAGCACCTTAGGGTCCTCGGCCCGCATCACGTCCAGGCCGCTCACCTCCACCGTGGCCTGCCGCAGCTTCAGCAGCATCACGTCCTGGCCGATGGCCCAGGCCACCGACAGGTCCCCGAGGACGAAGGGCGCGATGCCCCCGCGCAGGCCGTCCCTGAAGCTCTCCTCCAGGCCGCTGACCCCCAGGCCCCCGATGTCGGCCTGCGCACGCCTGGGCCAGGGCTCGCGCTTCGTCCAGCGCCGCTGCTCGGGCTCGCCGTTTACACGCTCGGGCACGGGTGCCTGCTGCAGCGGCTTGGCATGGGCCAGCGCCTTGCGCACCACCAGCGAGGCGTAGTGAAGCTCGCTCGGGCTCGGGGGCTGGCCCATCACCTCGGCATAGGCCGCAGCGATGTCCGCGTCTGCAATTACCAGTGACGAAATTCGATCGGTCATGGCCCTACCCCAGGCGTTGGATGACGACGGTCAAGGGCCCCCCGCCCTCGCCAGACACCTCGGAGCGGGACAGCTTCGGGGCGGCGAACTCGGCAAGCTGGGCCAAGCGCAGCAGGGCCGCTTCGGGGTCGGGAGGCGTGGCGGGGTGGATCACCACGCCGTCGCGCACGACTGCGGGCCGGCCCTCGGCAACCTGCCGCAGCCACAGGGCCACGTTCTGCCGGTTGTCGTCCAGCAGCCGCTGCACCGTCTCGCGGAACTCGCGGGTGACCCTGTTCGTGGCCCCCTTGGGACGCCCTGCGCGATTCAGGTTGCGCACGCTGGGGCTCACCTCGACAACGGGAAATTGTTTGTCCAGGCCCACGGCTTGTTCGACAGGCGAACGTTTCATGGGCCCGCAGTGTAGGCGCTGGCCGACATCGAAGCCAGGGCCGACGTGTTCCAGGGACCGGGACACATGCCCCGGAACACATGCCCCTTCATAGGGCAGGACACACAGAACACGCAAAACACGTCCGTTTCCTATACGCGGGCTCGCGTGCGCAGGCCGACGCCTCGCGTGCGCGCGCGCGGGCGCTCTAAAAACTAACACTCTCTCTCTCCCCCCTATATATAGGTGTTCCATATGTTCCATGTGTTCCGCTCAGTGAGAACCAAACCCCAGGCGATGTGTCCCCGGCGGCCTTCGGATGTGTTCCATGTGTTCTTCTCTATGAGAGCTCCGTGCGGAATGCACGAAACCCCAGGTTTCAGGGGGATTGACAGAATGGAGCCTGGGGATACAATCGATACCAGACCAGCAACCCACGGAGCCCGCCAGATGACCACCGCACTGCTCGACACGACGACGCCCGCCGCAGCGGCCCCCAAGGCCAAGCGTGGCCGTCCTGCCAAGCACGCCGACGCGGCTGCCCGCCAACGCGCGTGGCGCGAGGCCAACAAGATCAAGACCTTCCGCATCGATGGCAAGGCCGAGGCCACCATCGCCAAGCTCGCCGAGCAGTTCGACTGCGACGAGACGCACGTCGTCAACAACCTGATCCGTTTCGCCCTGGCGAACCGCAACTGGGTTGGGCAAGGGATCGGCGGCTGGGCCATCGCCGACAAGCGCACCACCTCGGGCAAGCGCGCGGCCCCCGCCGAACGCGACGACAGCCTCGACAGCTTCTCCCTGGCCTGAACCCCTCAACCCCCGGAGCCTTCCATGTCCAACGACCACATCACCGCCGACAACATCTCCGTCACCATCGCCGGCCTGCGTGCCCGGGCCCGCAAGGTGCCCGCTGCCCAGCGCAACGCCCACTGGCAGATCGCCAAGCGTTGCCTCGTCAGCGCCGCGATGTTCCGCGAGTCCAACAAGGACTACGCCGTGCAGTGCCTGTGGGAGGCACGCCACCACCTCAACCACATCCCCAACGTTTAAACCCGGAGCTACTGACATGCAAGCCCCCACCCCCGCCTGGACCTTCGAAGCCTCCTCGTACATCGCCGTCATCGGCACCAACCCGGAGAACGCCGACATCACCAACCCGAAGGGCCACATCTACGGCCTCGCATGGTTCGTGCAAGCCTGGAACGACTACGGCGACACGCGCGAGATGGCCGTGCAGGCTCGGGACCCGCAGGCCCATGCCACGGCCATGGCTGCGGCCCTGAACGTCCGCATGGCCGAGGGCAAGCTGCCCGTCGGGTTTGTGTCCTGGCCCGAGGGTCGCCCGATCTACGGCAGCCCGGCCTACGTCGCCTACGGCGCAGCGGACGACCTTGCCTGGGAGCGCCGCGAACGCGAGGACGAGGCATTCGGCGGCTATTGATACACTGCACCCTGGGGCTACGGCCCCTCCCCCACCCACCACCCCTAAGGAGAACCCTCTTGACTCTCGCCCTGAACTATGCCGTCGGCGCTCGCGTGCGCTCGTACGATTTCCCCGGCATCGACAACTGCTACATCGAGGGCGTGGTCCTCGACGTGAACCGCGCGGCAGGCGTCTACCGGGTACTGGTGGACACCGTCGTCTGGGAGGGCCGGGCCTTGCCCGTGCGCGAGGGCCGCGTCGTGTCCCCGCCGCTGAACGGTCGGCCCGGCATGTGGGGCCCGACCAAGGGCGTGGTCCTGGCCGACGTG